ATGTTTTGATTCGTCTCTCATATGTGGATCATAGTTTCTAAAATCAAATTCTAATTCACCACCTTTGTATTCTGAACCATCTGTTAATTGACAAGTCATAGATAGTTTTCTAATTCTGCCGTGTTCAGGATTGTTAGGATCTTTTCGATCATATGCTTTATCCCAACTATCACAGTGCCAATCGTAATATTGATTTAACTTATATTTTGTAAACTGACAAGATTCTGATCTTTCCCAATCAAAATTCCAACCAGCATTTTTGTTAGCCATATGAACATATGGATGTAATTCTTTATATATCCAAGTATCATTAAGCTAAATCAGAATTTCTTTTTCTTTTTAAATCTAATACTTCTTCTTTTTTTAATTTTCTATCACCATAGCCACCAGTTCTAGCCATAACTTCTTTTTGTGATTTAGCATATTCTATTACATCATCACAAAATTTAGGTGTAAGTACGCCACTAAAATACCAATAATAATTAGATATATTCATACGTTATGGTCTGTACAAAATTTAAACTATCTTTCTGGTTATTAGTTAAGTAATACATATTAGTTGATGGAAACATAATAAATTGATTATTTTCTAAAGGTATATCCCAACTTCTACCTTTACGTCTGTTGTCTTCATAATGTATTCGAACATTACAGTTTTTGACTTTTACACCATATAATAATGTAAAATCTGGTGAGTTACGTAAATCTACTGGATCTATATTTAATAAAGGTATTGTAGTCTCGCCGGGTTTATAAATATTACCCCACGTTTCTTTGTTAATTAAACTAACACCATACTCAAGACCAATGTGCTCTCGTATATATGTATTCAACATATCCCAAGTTCTTGAAAATGGAAAATCTTTGTTTTGAATTACTGATTGTAGAATATCGCCTGATAACTTA